CGAGTTTCGCTTCGTGTGCTTCTTTGTTTTTTCTGGCGGTCTCAAGTTTAAGCCAAGCCATTCGCAAATCTTCAACTTGGTCAGTTGACATTGCTCGCCTACGGGCTTCTCTTTCCAAGTCTGAGTCATAACTGATTGCGTCAAAAGCAAACGCTTCTGGTTCATCGCCGACTGTTGTGTAAGCGACATAACGAGGCTTGTCTGAGTATTCAGTTTGTATCATCTCAGTAGCAACAACATTCACCACATCTTCTTTTCTGCAGTTCGGGTGATTGTTGATGTCTCGTGCCATTGAAATAAGAAGCGGTGTTTCCCATTGAACATAAACACCATTTTCTTCATATGTCTGACCCTCATCGTAACGCTTGATGACTTTGACTAACTTGGCTGACTTGATTTGATCTTTGTTCAACAGCGAGTAGAGAAGTTTGCCTTCTCGTGTGCGCCTGTTGATTTTGTATTCAGTGTTGTCTCGCATTTCTGGTTTTTGAATTACTGTGTTTGTAACCATTTTGAAAGTCCTCCTCTTGAACTTGTTGAAGATCATTCAATCACAAAACCCGACAAACAACAAATCATCACAACATTTACGAACTCCTGCAACCCGATGCAGGCTCGGTTTTTATAAAAAGTTAAAAAATAATTTCAAAAAAGTTGAAAAATCAACAGCCCAGCCACGCACTCCAGCCACAACCGCCCTGCGCCCGATCATAAACGATGAGAGCCTGTGCTGCGGAAACAGTTATATCAACATCAAACAAATCTGCTGGCATCAACTCACGATTCAAAACAGTTTGTAAATATCCTTTCGGATAATAAGTTGTGCGTTGAATCCAAAAAAGATTTATCTGAAAAAGACCTAACGAACCTTTGACACCTGCGACAGTATTCGGGTCTTGCTTATTGTGTGCTAACGGATTACAACGAGATTCACGCCAAACAATCTGATCTGCTTTCACAACATCTTTCTCAAGCCAACCAGCGTCACGCAACTTATCCCACAATTCAGGGCACTTCGCCCAAGCAGGCACACTGCGCTTAGTGGCTGGCACAAAATCAAACGGGTGCTGCGCCATCTGATATCGCTCAACTTTTTGTGGTGCGCTCGCAGCGTCAGCGACACTCGCTAAACCAATCAAACTAACAACACATAACGCAACTATTTTTTTCACAGTAACTCCGATCACCTTGTCCTCCTTCTGAACTCGGCTATAGGTTTTTTGTTTTCTTTGTTCTGTCCTTGACAGGTAATGGCGCAACAGCGCATCGGTGCCTCAGTCGGCGTGTGACTTCATGTTACCAGTTTTGAGTGCGTGTGTGAATGTTGAATCAATAAACACACACACAACAACACAACCAACAGCAACTTAAAGACACTGCTGAACCCCCCAATCGCTCTGCCTCACTGCGATACCCAATCAAATACAACCGCAAACACCGTAATTACTTACAGCGTTTTCTACCCTCGTTACCGAGTGTCACCAACTACCGTGCGAATGGTTTAGGTCTGCGTGGGTATTCTTCTCGTTTTCGTTTATTGCTTTTCTACGCTTTGCTGAACTCCCGACACTTACAAGGCACAACATAGGTGTATGTGCGCCCCATAACAGTTTTCGTGAAGCCTTCGCAAATCAATTCTTTGGCGTTGTAATTCCATCGCCTGCCGTTATCCCAGCCGTTGCCGTCACAAATCTCGCAAACAACAACTGTTTGCTCTGTCGCAGGCTTGCGAAGCAACGCAAACGCTTTGTGAACATCTTTCAATGACGGAAACTTGTCGTGATGTTCCATAATCAACGGAACAACTTTTCTCGCATCATTCACATCTTGTAACAACAAAAAGTCGTCAGCCGTCCAAGCGTGTTTCGCTTTCGCTAACGAAACTTGTTGCGATGGGTAGATACCGCAAATACGGTCAATAAACCCTTCAATCTGTGCTGGTGTCATTTAACCTCCTCATTCAAGTTTCTAAATATACCCCATTGGATATCAATTGACACAAATGCTTCATCAACCGAGTATTTTGTGTCTTTATTTACTATCGGGGCTGACAATAAATGTTCGCCGTTGATGAGTAACGCCATTGTGCGTTCATGGTTCAACATCACGAACCAAGTTTCTACATCAAGAGCAACAAACTTGCGTTTACGAGCCGAGAAATGAATCTGCTCATACGGGAAGTATCTGCCACGCCAATTATGTTTCACCTCAACTTCAAAAGCGAACTGTCTGCCCCAGCGTGTAGCCAAAATATCTATACCAAACTTGTCAGGGTTCACCCACGCTTTATAACCTTTGCGCTCAAGCCATTCAATGATCTGGTATTTTGCCCAATCATCTTGCTCGTAGTGTTCTTGACTGAACACTTTGCCCATCACTGTCCGCCTTCGTAATATTCGTGCATCGCTGGTCGCACAAGTTCTTCCCAAGTGCTTAACCTGATCATCACAAGCCCTTCGCTGCCCCAATCGTCAGGCATCAAAATCGCCCTCGTAGGTTTACGCCTAGAACCGTAATCAGCCTCATTAGAACGCACCTGAGCCTCTATACGAAGCCATGCCGTTACTGCTGCGCCAATTTGTTTGCCTGCTTTCACTTCGTTTGCGAACAAAACATCTTGCCAGCGTTCCTCGTTACCGTCACCAAACTTGTGTGAGGGTGCTACACCTAGACGCTTACGAGCGGTGCGCTGTTTACTTAAGCCTTTTGTGCGTGAGCGTTTACCTCTCGCTGTCGGGTCTGAGCAGCCTTTGACACGCCTGTTACCATCTCGTGCTGGTCTGCCAAGTGTGCCGAACTTCGGGCAATCTTTTAAAGTGCATTTATCTCTGTTGCCTTGACATTCGCCTTTGCGATCTTCACTCATCATCGTCATCTGGTTTCTCACCGCACACAGGTTTCTGCGGTAGCGCACGATTCGGAATACAAGCACACAACTTCGCTTTCGCTCTCATACCTTCTGCCTCCTTAACTCTCGGCGTTCTTCAGGCGTAAGCCCACCGAACATACCCCACTTATCGTCAGTGTGTTCAAGGCGCATAACAAGAGCCAAACATTGTTCTTTAACTTCACAACCTGCACAGATTTCTCTAGCCATAAGCCAGCGATTATCTGAATGCGAAAACGGTGGAAAGAAAATAGAACTCGGTTTGCCTTTACATTTTGCGTCATCAGACCAATGCTCACGACTCATAACTCTCCTTTATAAAACTGTGAAATCAAATCGTTTACTTCGCCGAACTTAAAAATTGCTTCACGCAAATCATCAAGCGATTGCCTATCTGTGCCGTCAAAGACCACAACCTTGCGAGCGCAGTCAATGACGACACCGATAGCGAATTCATACGCCATCTGTAATTCTTCAGAAGGGTTGTTCATCGGTTTTCTTTTGGCGCATACCCATCAAATGTTTGATCAGGTCAGAACCTTCTTTAGTTGTCAGCGTATTCAAGTTCGTTTTATCAAATAGTTGTTTCAATATCGCAGAGATATCACCATCAGCGACTTCTTTACCTAAAGATGACACTAAACCTTTCTGCTTATCTGAAATCAGGCTGCCTATCTTCGCTGTGGATTTCGGGGGTGTTGTGAAGGCTTGTTCAATTTGGGCATCGCTGAGAGCATCTGAGACGCTGTTTTTTGGCTGAACATTCGCTGGGTGCGCCTGTTTGCTCTTTTCAACCTCAACTTGACTCATCGGGTAACTCGTATAAACGCTGCTTACATTGTTGCGTGGTGTTTCCCAATCTTGTTTAGACCAAAGCGATAGACAAATACCGAACCGCATTGCAGCGTTTCGCAAGAAGTCTCCGATAAGTTCTTTATCTAGATCAGGTTTGTCTGATCGCACCGAACCGACACCGACAAGCGACTTGCCAAGCAAGGTAAGTGTTCCCCACATTGTTGCTACGCCGTTTGCTTCGTGTATTGCTGGTCTGCCATCAACCCAAGCGACAGGTTGCCAGTTCCACATCGGGTCAATCTCAATCAAGATGCGGGTGATTTCTGCGTGACTCACATATGCGAGGTTGATTCCGTTGCGTGGTATTGTGCCGACAATCTTCGGGTCGGGTGTTGCGTATTGCTCTAACACTGCTTTGAGCAGTAGTGCTTCTGTTTCATTACTCATTATTTAACCTTCTTTCTGTGTGTTTAGGATAGAACTTCAATAACATCAACTGAGCCGATGATTATTTGTTTGTTGTCTTTTAACGAATCAACAAATGTTTTTGCTTGCCTGTATGTATCGTGCCAAGATTCATAGGCTTCAAAAGTTCTGAAATTGTAAACAGAAACTTTTGCCATCGTTTCAACGCTCATTATTTAACCTTCTTTCTGTGTGTTCTCATCACACGGTATGGATTACCTTGCTTTTCATATTGCTTAACTAACTCTGGGTGTTCAGCACGAAGCCTCGCCGTGTTTAGCGCAGTCTTACCTGCTTGCTGTTGCCACGAAACAATCTTCTGCCCGTTAAACATTCCTATCTCGTGATTCAACATCAACTGAGCAAGCGCATCTTTAATTCTTGCTTCAGCATCACTGGCTTCTTTAGAAGTTGCCCGTGCTTTTTCAAGATCAATAACTAATTGCGCTGCTGTCGCATCTAACTCAACCATCGTTGGTGTCGCTTTCCAGATGCGAGCAATATCATCTGCGCTGAAGTTGTTTATCTCGTCAAGTGGTGGCGTATTGTTATCTACCCATTCACCAAAGATTTCTGCTTCTAAGCGCAGTGCGTCAATCGCTGTTTCGTTCTTAGGTAACTCAACAACACTGATTCTCAAATCACGGTCAAGCACCGAGAAATAAACTTTTGAACACTCAAGCACCGCTTGTTGAGCCCAACCTTGCCAAAGCCATTCAGTAGGCAAATCATTTTGGTCATGAATTGAATATCGTGTTGTGGTTTTTGCTTCAACGATATATTCAGGTTGAATTGAATTATCAACACCGTCAAGAGTGACTATCAACCTGCCGTTGCGATACATGGAATCAGGCGTGTAAATGTCATAATTCAAGAAATCTGCTGCTGCTTCAAGCAACGGTTTCTCAAGAAGATTGCCACGCCGAAATATCGCTGTTTCTGTTTGTGGTTCTGGCTCATTTAACTTATCGGCGAACAGTTCTGCTCTCGTCTTGTATGGTGATGCGTTCATCAGCGCAGGGATATCTGAAGCCCCGAACGAGCACCTACCGAACTCGTCTCGCCACCTTTCCATCAGCCATTCTTTACTGCCGTGTTTCGGTTTCGGTAATCTTTCCATCTCTGTCCTTCTTTCTTTGTTTGTTTATGTTGATTTCATTGTGGCTCAAGGGTGTTACACAGTTGTCGGATATTTCAAACAGGCTTTGTTACGCTCAGTGAATGTCAATGGGCTTTGTTCAGCCTCAATGATTAATTCGTAAATTGAACGACCATTCAAGCCCAACAAATATTCTTGTAAAGTTCCTACGGCGTAGTGCCTTTCAATGAAAACATTTTCAGCCCACACAGGTATTTCGTTTTTGTGTTTATCAAAAATATAAAACATCGTGAACATTCTTCCGTTCATTTCTTTGAAGTGTCGCCGAATCACATAGCGCACTTGTCGCAGATGTATGGTTTCCCCATGCTTTGATGTCGGCGCATCAAGGTATCCACAGCCAGCGATTGGCAAGTTTTCAATTGTTTCTTCTGTCGCCATAAATCCTCCTCGTTGTTTGTGTCAGTTATTTCTTTTGTGCTTTCCGATCAGCGTCAGCATCACGGACTTCATATTCTTTACCGAACTTTTTGAAGACATCTGGGCGAGTGTTCATTGTTCGTTTCGCACAGCCTTCAGTAACACCGCAAGCCTCTGCGACTTGCTTCACTGTGACCATTTCAAACACATTTTCTTTAGCCCATTCCATAATGTTTTCTTTGTCATCGGTTCGTGTTTTCCCGAAAACAAATTGTTCGTCAAATTGTTTTGACCAGCCTTGCGAAACTTTCGCTGTCGCTAACAATTCTTTTTTCACTTCTTTCGGAACTGCGCTACGGGTCGGATGGCTGGTGTGCGCCACCCAACACGGAACACCGAACCGTTCTATCGCTTCTTTGATTTCATTGATTGCTTTTTCTGTTTCCATTTTCAAGTCCTCCTCTTGAACTTTTGTTTATGTTATTGATTTACTGACCAATGTTTCTGACCGCACTCGCAAACCAACACAGGCAGTTTCATCTGCTTGTAACAGTAACCGCAAGTCACAGTTTGCTGACGGCGATCTTTGTGTTCTTTGTAACCGTCATCGTGTTCTTTCATGTAGTGCAACATATGTTCAGTAATGTTTTTGAATTGTTTGTCGCAAACTGAACAAACACAAGTTTCTTTAGTTTTCATTGTGCCTCCTCTTCAGTTTTGACCTATTGATTCTCTAACTGTTTCTTTACACTTTTAATCGCACGAGCATAAACGCCTGTGCGACTTTCTTCTATGTCGGTGAACTCATCTTGATAGTCGCAGTCATCTAAGAACTCTGCGATTGCTTCGTTGCTCATCTCAACTGTTGTGACTGTCTTGGTGCGCTTGATGATCGTGTAGATTGCGCCGACCTTATCTTGATGCACTCGCACTGTGTCGGTGCTGTCATCGTGTCTGTACAACCTGCTGTCGTGATCGCTAAGTGCTACCGTTGATATTTTCAGTTTCATCATGTCCTCCTCTTGAACTTGATGACTTCAGTTTACACGAAACAAGCCTTGAAACAAAATCTTTATAATCCTTGACTGGCTCGGTTTGCAGGACACGGGGAACAGAACCAGCCCCGAAAGGCTGGTCTGCTCAACCCGTGTGCGCAGGTGGAGAAGGAGAACACCTCGCACAACTTTTTATGGTAGCAAATCAGAAAACAAAGTTTTCATCTCACGAACCATACCAACAGGAATCGCAAGAATGTGATCACCTTCGTCACCGAGAACAGACTGCGCCAAAACAATATGGTCAGCAATCGCATTCGGCACAAGCCAACCAACAGATTCAACTATCGCAGGCTCATCAACAATATCGTCAAGCGCAACCCAAGACGGTGCGACAGCGTGAGCATCGTGCCACTTCACATACACAACGGAAGCCATCACCAACCTTCTTTCTTGCGATCTAAACAAAACACAGGTGCTTGAATCGTAATGTTTCTTTCAGGTGTAACAATCGCTAATGCTTGTTGTGGTTGTTCGTGACCGAAACCCATCAGCATCGCATATTCGTCAAAACCTTTTAGGCTGCCATTCACGATCATTGAAGGCGTAGAAATATATTGATGCCAGTGACCAAGCCAAAGTGTTTGAAACGATTTGCCTGTTGCCAAATATCGTGCCTGCTTTCTTGCTCGCATACGCATAATCGGAGGATAGATACCGCCGATGCCACCGCCACCAGATACTTGATCGCCGTGAGTAATCAAATGCCCGTGATCGTAAATCTTTATAAGCGCATCAGCAGATTCAGGGATATCAAACGACACTCTCTTATCAAGTCTGAAATGCCGTTCAACCATTTTCGCTAACAGATAATCAAAATTGGTTTTCACTCGTTGCTTCATACGGGGCTTGCGAGTCATTCGCCCGTGATTACCGACAACGCTAACGACATAACATTTCTTAAACTCGTCAGTCAATAGTTGTATCGCAGCAGCAATCTGTTCAGACCAGAACAGCAACGAACCAATCATCGTGTCCTCGTTAGTCAAAGCAAGTTCTTCGTGAATGTCGCCAGTAAAAATATCGCCACCAAGAATCACTACAACACCATCATAAGA